TGATTTGCACGAGGGGTTATTTCAATATCAGAGCAAAGATCATAATAAGGACTATCTTTTTTAAAACGTATTCCAGCAATCTTTTTCTCACCGCAATGCTTTAATCTTGCAAAATGCCAGTCAAGTTCAAGGTTCTTAAGTTGTTGTTTTTGTATATCAGTTTGAGTTTTAGCAGCGTCTTTACATTGTTTAGTTAACTGTCTATCTAACGGAATAGAAAAGTTTAAGGTTATACCAGTACCTAGTGCATAGCTATCTTTATTTGTCCCAGAATAATTTATTTGTTCATAAAGTATGACCCCTGGGTTATCAGGTGTACCATCTCCTATAGCGTTGCCATCATCATCAAAATCACCAACTATATCTGTCTGGTCATATACTGGTGTGGTGTAATAATCTCGATAAGGTTTTCTGTAATTTGAATTAAATGTAGTGAATGGAGTTATGGTCATCATTGCTCCTTGACATACAACACCACCTCCATATTGGTTCGTATGAAAACTACCATTATTTACGTTCCAATTCTGATTAGTTACTGATCCACTATTACTTTGACTTACAGCATTAGCTAAAACTCCTGTTGGCAAGAGGGCTATTGAAATACAGAGGTAGTAGTAACTACGGATTCTGTGTCTATTTGACGATTTATAGTTGTGACGTTCTGAAGCCCTGGGCCAGAATAGGTTTCCGTAAACTGAAAGGCATTTCCTGAGGAAGGATTGGTTTGTGTCCAGTTTGGTTTTGTTGTCATATTTGCTCCTGTCCATGTATAACTTTGCCCTCCTACAGTTCCTGTAACTTGAGTTGCATCGGGTGACATATCTCCTCCATCGTGAGATATACCAACCCCAGTAACTGTATATTCGTAACCAGTTTTATAGTCTTTACTTGTAATAGATTCTGTAATAGATGTTGTAGTATTTGTAGTGCTGGACATGGTTCCTGTAGTAAAATTAGGAACAATGTTTGCATTAGCTGGTAAAACATATAAAAAGAATAGTAATAAAAGCTTTCGCATAATTCATCAGTCTACCGTCACAGAAGTCACATAAGAACCTGTGGCCGTAGTACCAGCCGAACCTGCTGTTAAGCCGATCACATGGTTATCAATAGTACCAGCTAAGTTTGTAGCGACCCCTCCAGAAGTACTAGTCAAATCACCAAAAGGACTTACCTCACCAACCGTAAGAGATGTTGCAATTGTATCTCCAGTGGTGTGTGAAACGGTGTAAACGAAACTTTCTCCGTCAGTTAACTGGCTTGCAGTAATTGGTGTATAAGCGTTTACACCATTAGTGGCTGCTCCTAGTCCACCTACACTACCAGCAGTTGTACCATCTGTAGTATTAACTCCAGTTCCAGAAACACTATATGAATTTCCTATACGGTCTGCTGTAGTTCCTGGGGCTGCTACTTCAAGCTTGATACTTGAAGATATTGACGAAGTAATGTCTGCGTATATCGGACTTGCTAAAAGCAATGGCAATAATAATAGTTTTTTCATTAAGTAATTACCTTAGTTTCTTTATTATCATTGATTTTAGGCGGTTTTGCATTTCCGTTATTGTTGCCCTTCTTACCAATAGACAAACCCAAGCTGGCAGTTGATGCCGAAAAAATCGAAGCAATGAAAGTTGGGTCAAAATCTACTATTTTTTTACCATCTGGAGGTTCATAGTATGAAAGTGTTAATAACCCTGCCGACCACAGAAGTATAGAAACTTTTACAATAGTCTCTATCTTGCTAGTTTCTTGTTCATCCATATTAAAAAACTGCCTTAGTGTGTGAGGAGTAAGCGGTTGACCACTGCTTTCTGCAAGGCAGCTATGACAAACGTAGCAAATATTGGTATGTTGTAAAGTATTACTACTTTAAGGTATGTTAAAACTTTTAAAACCGATTCTTTTTAGATTCTTTTCTACGACTGCTGTAAAACGACTTTTGGTGGATATGCTTCGCACAATTTCTAAGCAGACCTCGAATAGTCTTGACGACAAAGCTGTAGATATTTTAGAGCAGCAATTATTTCCTAAGTAGTTATAGTTTCATAACTGTAGGAAATTTTGGAAATACTTGAAATGCTTTTACTTCAAAGTCTAAAACTTCCCAATCTTGTGTAAATTGAGCAAGCTTTACAGCTTCTTCTTCGTTTAATGCCTGGATTACAGTTTGAAATCCTGTGGCGTTTATTTCTTCCAAGCCTATGTAAACGGCTGGAACTCTAATCACCCAAGCTCTGATTTTTAAATCCTGCAAGGGAGATCCATCCTTCTTCCGTTTCGGCTTGCGGAATTTGATCCAGGGGGAGGCCCAAAATTCTTGCATCTAAAGCTCCTTGTATATCCCCATTGTAAGCAGCAATTTCAAGATCCCACAACTCTGCGTTACGTTCTTGCATTGCGTTCTCTTCATCTATAGCTAAAGAATCATTCCAATATTCGACTGCTCCAGCCAAAGCATCAAGCCTATCGTCATGTTGTAGTGAGTTTCTATCGACTGTCAAATGGGTTAATTGATGAAATAATTGATAAGCCAGGGATGTTTCTACGCTATCTTCGTCTTTTGCCTTACTATCGTTCTCGACAACCGACCTATTTATAATTAATCGGTGTTGGTTCATCACAGGTTCTAGCGCATTTATAATTCTTCTTTCTTTTTGTACGTTACTTCTAGCTGGTTCTACAGTACATGGGTATATTCTGCGCAAATATGGCTGCAAAAGGCTCTGTAACATCCCCTGACCAAATTGATCTTCCAGGATGATTAAGTTTACCTCTTTTCTTTTAGCAGCTTTTGCAAGTCCTTCTAAAACAGGCTCTGTATATCCTTCTCTAAATGATCCTACCTCTAATACAAATAGATTTCCGTTAAGTTGAGCAACTATAGCGTATGCTGTTTCATCCATACCTTTACCAGAAGGATCAACAAACATTACGCATCCGTCAAACTCTATCCATTCTCCGTGTATATAAGCTGGTCTGTGGTAGTAATCTCCACTAAATCCTACAGCTGGTAAGTCTCCTATCCTATATTCTGCACCTGACGACCATATAATCTTCTCTGGAGCGTGGTCATCGACCTCCATTACGACTAAATCTGATAAACGTAAAGGGAATCTTTGTAAATCTGACAGACTAGTGTCTAGTTGAAACTGTAAAACAAACTGTGATCTACCATAACTGGCTTCTCTTTCTAACAAATCTATCTCAGAAAATCTATCTGGATCTGTAGGTTTACCTGGGTTGTCCTTACATCCGTCTAAAATTACCTGAGCTAACGCATCTCCGTACTTTTCTGGCTTCTTTGGGTAACGACTTGTCCATATTTTGCAGTCATATCCCCTCATTCTTAGCTTGTTGTAGATACTTTCCTCTGTTTGCGGTGTACCTAAGAACAAAATATCTCCACCAGGTTTAAGAATAGCGTTAAATTCACCGACACAAGCTATAAGTTTCTCTCTCATACCTACTGTCCAGGCTGTATTCGGTACTTCACAGTCATCAGCAAGTATTAAATCAGCACGACTACCTGTTAACTGTCCGAAAACACCTACACTTTTTACAGATGCCGACTGATCTGGGATAGCTGGCCTTACATCAAACCTGTTACTCGCACTTCTTTGCTCTTCTCGATCAGGTTCTAAGCATTGCAGTATAGGCATCTCTCTAATAAGCCTTAAACAAAACTGTGCAAAGTCATCTGCCCTGGTCTTCGAGGCCGACACCACCATTATCTTCTTTTGTGGATCATTTCTTAGTAACCATAAAGTATAAGCAGCTGCCATCCACGACTTACCCACTCCTCTAAACGCTTCAATAATCCTACGTTTCTGTCCATTCTGCATATACCCTGCAATATCTAACTGTATAGGCGTTGGATTAGGAAGTTGTAGATGCTTCCATACAATCACTAAAAAATATCTAAAGTCTTCATCGTAGGGTTTTGGTAACTTATCCCACTTCTTCATGCAGATTTACGCTTAAAAGCTACAACCTTATCTATATCTGGTAAAGCTTTAGCAAGATCATCAATAGCACTTCCCTCTGTAACTGTAGCTGTTATCTGATTATCCTTAAGAAACTGCCTAATCACATTAAGATCAGCGACTGTCGCCTCTCCACTGTCCAACAAACTAGCTAAATGTCCAGCAAGATTAGCGTGTAGATTACTTAGCTGTTCTGCTACATCTTTTTGTTTCATAACTTTCTGTAATTCTGTAGGGAACTCAACCCACCACGGAAAGATCCCTAAGAGTGTAAATGCGGAGGTAAAACACATCCTTAATATAACACTTATATAACCTTTGTATTGCTGATTGTCCACTATAGAAGAACAGGGAGATATACAGGGAGTAGTCTATCTTAGATATATCTTAGATTTTAGTTAGAAAAATCTGAGGGGTTAACGTATAGACGTTGCTGCCTCTTTACCCCCCTAGGGGGTGTCCAAGATATGTCCAAAAACAGTCTAGGGGGTCTATAGTCCTTGCTCTCACTAGGTTATTAGTCCTTGAAGTATTGTTATATTGACAGTACTACAGGGTTTTTTATGGTTTTATCCTGGATTCCTGGACTATTTATATTTTTATTTAAGAATCTTTGTAAGTCTAGCCGCCCATTACTTGCAATAAGTCAAACAATAGACTAGACTCTAATAGGATTCTAAATAGAATCTACTATCAACCCACCAGGTTAATTTAAAATGCAGGAAGAACAACTTACAGCTGGAGCGCTTCGATGCCTTAACGAGTATTGGAAGCCTCAACTAGGAACACTTCAGAAAGATGCTAACGGATCTTATTTAATCCCAGGCTCTCGAGGCTTAGAACCTATGAACAATAAGGATTTAAATTCTTATGCCGTGTTTATGGGGTTTAAATAATGAGCAAAGATCTAAAATTTATGGGATTCAATCTTTTTATTATCCTTCTTTGTATGGTTCTTTCTTCCTGGGGTAATTATCCTCCAGGAACAGAACCAACAAGAAAAGTAAATCAAACCTACCAATTAATTTAAAATGGAAACTTTAACAGCAAACAAAAAAATTGAAATGTACGCCAGGATCAAAAAGCATGGGGAAGATATTAAAAAGATCTTTTCTATGCCAGCAGATACCGACCCTATAAAACTTTGTAAGAGTTTAAGAAGGTTGGAAAATAAAGCCGAAGGAATCCAGGAACTACACGGAAGCGGAAGTTATGAGGAAGCAGCCAGGGAAGAAGCAGCATTGATAGTTAAATTAAAAAATTTATTAATGCCAGATGCAACGCCTAATGAGTTTCTTAAGTTCGGGATCTTTCTTAATACTGATCCTCGAGGCTATGCGCTAAAGATCCCAGATGAAATAGTAAAAGAAAATAACTGGACTATTCATAAAGACTGGGGAGAGTTCGGGATCATTGCGCCCGACCTTAACGAATAATTCTAACCTGGAGGCGTTCCAGCTGGTCGCCTCCCTGGTAGATTTATTTCTATCAATCCACCACATAAAGGAGTTTTAAATGTCTCATTGTCTAACGATTAAAATACAAACCGATCCTGTAAACGATGCCTTTACTAATGGCAATATGGGGAACGAGTTAAGCAGGATATTAATTAAATACGCTAACTCAATTAAAGAGGTCGGAGATTCTGACCTGTTCGCCCTGGATTCTAAGTTGTACGATTACAACGGAGCGCCAGTTGGAAGAGCGGAGCATAAATAAATGCACCAGGAAATAAAAAGTCACGGCACAGAGCCGATCAGATATTACGAGGGCTTCATTATGAACAAATCATTTAGGGATTGGTTAGAGTCCTGCCCGATTGAATACAACTGGCAAATGAACCAGGTTACAAAAGACCGAGGCACTTACACATTTGTACTAGATGAGGAGGAAGAGTGAACAAGAAAAGAAAACAATTAAACATTAAGTACGGAGCGTTGTGGGATGACTTTCTTTTCGAGAGTCCTCCCGATGACGTTTATAAGAATCAATTAAACCTACTAGACCAACAGAAGGAGGAACTAGAAAAAGATGACAACGTATCTTAATTCAGAGTCGGAGCAGTTCGCAGCTGCTCACGCCCTGGCCGAGGAATTGCCCAGGGATCTCAGGGTAAAGCTTGCAGTCCTGCTTATAACTGATGAACTCAGTCCTGCGGATGTTAAAGACATGGCTCTTAAGCTGCTCAACTTATACAATCAGTTAGTCCTGGAACAAAAAGTATGAAGTCCTACCAAATCATCTACAACCATGTAGATATTGAACACCCTAGCAGTCCTGTTGTGGCCTCTAGGGTTATCTTTGCGCCTGATATCACCGAAGCTCTCAAGAAATTCCTTCACGAATGGAACGGAGCATACGATGAGATCAAAGAAATTAAACTTTACAAGCCAACTAAAAAGAAATGACAATCAACACCGACCAGCAAATTTATTTACTTGCAGAAAAGAAACCTAACAGAGCGCACGCTAACAGTAACGGCCACGTTCTTTATTATTATTCTCAGTCAAACACCTGGATAGGCTCTAGTTATAGCTTCAATCCAGAGGGTGCAACCCATTGGATGATGTTACCCGACAGTCCTGCGCCAACTAAACCACCAGAAGAGTTGCAAGATGAGGCGTTTAACGCCTGGTTAAAAGAAAAGTATGTGGATGTAGTCATTAGAACTGCTATGTATCCAACACTTAAAGAAGTATTTTTATTAGGAGTTAAACACGGAGAGCCACAATTATGAATACATATATATTTTTTCCTGATCGAGAATATTGGAAAACAAGCAAAACAGAAAAAGATTACAAAAAATTATTTATTAAAATAAAAATTAAAAACCAGGAAAAATAAAGAATGGAAACAACTAAACCAAAAGGAGAAAAGGTACAGGCAACACTTAGCTCCGAGACTTTTCGCAGGGTCAAGGCACTAGCTAAAGCTAAGAACATATCTGACAGTGAGGTTATGAATTACATAGCGCAGTCCTGGATGGTCGATAACTTCGATAAAGAGTATGGATTTTGGAAGAAGAAAATACAAGAACAGAGTTAGACCAGGAGAAACTTGAAAGGGAGATGCTAACTCTAGGCTGCGATAGAGTTAGACTCCTGGGTAATCGACAAAAGAAAAACAAAATGGAGTCTCTCTCTAAATGGGGTGAGGCTCTATCTGCACATGGATGCAATGAAATAGTCCTGCACTTGCGAGCTATCCGTAAGAAGATAGAGAAGGGAGTAGCTGGTAAGAACTTTGCTAGTCTTATGCCCTTAACTTTTCTTCCTGCTCAACAAGTAGCTGCTTGTGGGGTGCGTACAGTAGTGGATAGTCTCAGTGCTAATCCAACTTTGCACTCTGTTGCTACAGATATAGCTGATAAATTATGGATAGAGACAATGCTCGATAGGGCAAGCCTCCTAGAATTAAAGAACTTTAGGCGTGGTAGAAGTAGAAAGGCACATAAGATGGCTTACATCAGGAGGATGGAGGCCACAGAAAACTGGACTCCTAAAGAAAGGATGGCATCAGGAGTCCTGCTCATTGAATTGATAGAAAAATATACTGGATTGATAGAGATAAAGCTAGACAAGGCAGTTAAACCACCGAGAAGAATAGTCTTGCCGACTGAGCAATGCCTTGAATGGGTAAGTAATGTAAAAGACCAGCAAGAATTGATGACTCCTAACTGGTTGCCTATGTATATTCCTCCCCGACCCTGGACTAGCACCCTTGATGGAGGTTACAGAAATAAAAATCTACCGCTAACTCTTATGAAGAGTAACTCTGAGCTAGTAGCACAGAGAACTACAGGTAAAGAACAGTTTATACAGGCAGCAAACGTACATCAATCAGTACCCTGGATGGTAAACAGTTGGATGTTGGAGCAAGTTACCCACGCATACGAAAGAAACATAGAAGTTGGCTGCTTATTACCAAGGGAGGGGTGGCCTGTTGATCCATACCCCAAGCATTTACCAGAAGATCACCCAGGTATTATCAAATGGAGGTATAAAGCTAGAGCTATACACGAAAAGAATGATAAGACCAGGGGTGGAAGGATCGCCCAGGCTAAAACATTATGGGTAGCACAGAAATTCAGAGAAGAGAAAGAGATATATTTTCCTATGAGCCTAGACTTCAGAGGCAGATACTACTACCGACCTCCTTACCTCAACCCTCAAGGTAATGATGTATCAAGGTCGCTATTATTATTTGCTAATGGTACTAAGATAGATAGTCCAGAGGCAGAGAACTGGCTACGCATACATGGTGCTAACTTATATGGCCTGGGGAAATCAGATTGGCAGACCAGGATAGATTGGACTGAAGAAAAACTTAGATATATCTTAGATGCTGGTAAAGATCCCTGGACTAACGCAGAATTTTGGATGAGAGCAGATAAACCCTGGTCATTCTTAGCTTTTTGTCGCTCCTTCTATCTATACAGGACAATTCCAGATTACAAATGCAATTTACCAGCGATGTTGGACTGCACTTGCTCTGGAATACAGCATTATGCCTCGCTTTTAAGGTCAAAAGAGATGGGATTGCTAGTTAATCTTGAGAATGATGAGACACCAAGGGATATATATGCAGAAGTAATCAACAAAGTTAACAATAGATTGCGTAAAAGTGACGATCATCGAGCAAAGAAGTGGTTAATGCTGCAACCTGATAGGTCACTAGCCAAGCCGTGCGTTATGACTACTCCTTACTCTGCTACAAACACGGCATTTTATTTCTTTGCTTACGATTGGGCTACAAAAAGAGCTAAAGATTTGTATGGTCACGGCAGCTGGACTACAAAGAAAGGATCAATGTCGACTATGCACTACATGGCACGCATATTACATACAGAAGCAACGTCATTAATACAGCCAGCAGTCGAAGCAATGAAGTGGTTTAAGTTTATAGGTAAGGAAGCAGGAAAGAATGATGTAGCACTTGAATGGACTACGCCTTCGGGGTTGTTAGTGCATCAGGAGTACAGCGACACAAAGTTATCGAGGATCAGGCTTAAGTATTTATCAGATATTTATTTAGATATACGAACACAAGTAGATAAACCTGGCCTAGATAGCAAGAGAATGAGTTATGCTTTATCTGCAAACGTACTTCATAGTTTTGATAGCAGTCACATGGCAGCTACAACTGTGGATTCAATGAAATACATACAAAATATAGGAGGCATACACGACTGCTTTACCACCACTCCAGCAGAAATGTCACAGCTAAGAGATTCAGTAAGAAAAACTTTTGCAGATATGTATGCACATGATTGGTTGTCAGATATAAAAGTAAAGCTAACATCACAAATACCAGGCACTAAGGGTATGCCTAGTGAGCCACAGCACGGAACTCTTGACCCTAATATCACACGTCATTCAAATTATTTCATCACATGACTACTAAAAGAAAAACACTAATCACAAAGACACCAGTTTGTAGATTCCAATACACCTGGGTAGTAGAGGCAGACACTAAGTATGAACCAATGTGGAAGGTTACTTGCCTTATACCTATGGATAAAGCACTCGACTTAGAAAAAGAACTGGAAGGATTCCTTGAAGAACATAAGCAAGAGGTTAAAGCTGCTGATCCTGACAAGAAATTTAAGTTAGCTAACAAGCCCTGGAGTTATGAAAAGATAGACGATGGAGAAGGAGAACAGGATTACTTTGTTGTAAAAACTAAGATGCCAACAGGAGGTATCAATAGAACTACAGGAGAGCAATGGCACATGACACCACCTGTATTATTTAATGCAGATAACCAACTGATGACAGAAGAGGAGAAGCAGAAGGTTAACAAGTGTGGTCAAGGTACACTAGGACAAGTCAACTTACGCTGCCAAGGTTACTCTGGTAATTTTGGGGTGGGTGTAAAGATACAACCACAAGCAGTAAAGATACACAAACACGTTGAGTATGTTAAATCAGCCCAGGACTTCGGCTTCGATGCGCCAAGCAAAGCAGTCATACCACTCGAAGCGGACTTCGACTCAAACGAGTTCTAGATATAGAAGTAAATTCGAGGCAACTGTTGCTAAGAACCTTGATGACAACAAAATTAAATTCTCTTATGAAACCCTCAACATTGATTACATCCTCAATAGCAGTTACTGCCCTGACATCATCTTCGATAATGGGATTATATGCGAAATTAAAGGCGTACTCGATAAGGAAACAAGGAGAAAACATCTTGCGGTCAAGGCGCAACATCCCGAATTAGACATACGTTTTGTATTTCAGAACAGCAAGAACAAACTAACTAAAGCTAAAGGAAGTCTGACTTACGCCAAGTGGTGTGATAGGCACGGCTTCCTATACGCTGACAAAATTATCCCACCAGAATGGTATGCAGACAAGCAAATACATAAGCAAAGAGCCTTGCCCTGAGTGTCAATCAAAAGATAACGTAGCTGTCTATGACGATGGACATAAGTATTGTTTTGGCTGCGGTTGGCAGTTCCAACCACCTAAAGATAAACCTATTAAGTTTGAGAAACCATTTAAGATGAAGGTCACACCTCTACTTCCATTCGTTACACCAAAGGAATTGCCTAAACGTGGAATCACCAAAGAAACTTGCGAACTATATGACTATGGGTATGCAGAATTTAACAACCAGGTAGTCCAGGTTGCTACATACCACGACAAGATAGGCAAGCCTGTTGCACAGCATCTTCGATACAAAGATAAAAGATTTGGATGGGTCGGAGACACTAGCAATATGCAACTTTGGGGTCAAAAAATTTGGAGACAAAACCACGGAACTGAAACCAATATCTTTGCTGTAATCACAGAAGGAGAAGTTGATTGTCTTACTATCTCACAGATACAAGGTAATCGTTTTCCTGTAGTTAGTTTGCCAAATGGCTGTCAGTCGGCTAATAAGTACATAGCTGCAAACTTAGAATGGTTATCACAATTCAATCGTATTGTTATTTGTTTCGATAGTGACGAGCCTGGCATGGCTGCTGCCGAGAAAGCAGTTGAAATCCTACCTCCTGGAAAGGCAGCTATATGTAGATTGCCAAGAAAGGATGCTAACGAAATGCTCCTCGCAGGAGAAGGGGAAGAACTTAAGGATCTCTTATGGAAAGCAATCCCTGCTAGACCAGATGGAATACATAACGCCTATGATTTATGGGAACAACTGATAAAGAAAGACGAGACAGGTGTATGTAGTTATCCATATCCAATACTTAACAAGATGTGCCAGGGGTTTCGTAAGCAAGCACTCGTAACTATCTGCGCAGGAACAGGGTCGGGAAAGAGTTTACTCTGTCGAGAATTTGCTTATCACTTTTTAAACAATGGATTAAAGGTGGGTTGGATTGGATTGGAAGAGAGCAGTAAGAGAAGTATGCAAGGCATACTGTCTGTTGCATTAAACAAACCATTGCATCTTAAGCAGGAAGAAGTAGATGAAAAAGAATTACGCCAGGCATTTGACTACTTGTTTGCTGGCAATAGGTTCTTACTCCTGGAACATTTTGGTTCACTAGATCCAGATAGGTTACTAGAACAGATAACATACATGGCAACAGGAGAGAACTGTGACGTTATCTTCCTTGACCACATTAGTATTGTTGTCTCAGGATTAACTGTTGGAGATGAGAGAAAGCAAATTGATGTATGTGTTACCAAGCTAAGACAAGTAGTAGAGAAGACAGGGGTAGGTTTAGTTATGGTCAGTCACTTGCGTAGGACTGATGGTAAACCAGCTGAAGATGGAGGCGACATAAATCTAGCTAGCTTGAGAGGAAGTTCAAGCATAGCCCAGTTATCCGACCTCGTAATTTGCGGCATCAGATCACAGACTGACGAAGAAAAGAACAATGAACTACAACTAAAAGTGTTAAAGAATAGACACACAGGTTGTCTAGGGATGGCAGATAAACTTACATATACAGAAGAGACAGGTAGACTTGCAGCTACAGCTGCGGATTTTTTTGGAGAAAAATTATGACGCTATTAATTGATGCTGATTGGCTAATCTATTCTTCTTGCTGTGCTTGCGAGACAGATTTTAGGGCTGACGATGGATCGCATTTACTGCACAGTACAGAAAAAGACTGCATGGATCTAGTCGACTTACGGATAGAAGGATATAAGAAGTTAACTAATGACAACAGCGGAGTGATAATGTGCTTCACTCAATACCCAACCTTTCGTCATGGGATATACCAGGACTACAAAGCTAACAGGGTAGGCAAGCGTCATCCACTAGCATTGCGTGATGTCATACAAATAACTAAAGAGTGCTATCACTCTGTTGCTTTTAACGGACTCGAAGGAGATGACGTAATGGGATTATTGGCAACGAATGGTCAGCATGATAATCCTATTATTGTTTCTCCAGATAAAGATATGAGAGGAGTACCTTGTACCCTACTTGCTAACGATGACCTTGAATTAATTACAAGAAAGAAAGCAGATAGACATTGGATGCAACAGGTATTATCAGGAGATCATACAGATAATATCGAAGGACTTGTAGGAGTTGGGCCAAAGACAGCAGAGAAAATGTTAGAAGGTGCAACTACTGTCGAAGAGATGTGGGATAAGGTAGTGAAAAGTTACGAAAAGAAAAACAAAACCTATGCCGATGCAATAATGACAGCCCAACTTACTCGCATCCTTCGGGATGAAGAGTACAATTACACTACAGGAGAGGTACAGTTATGGCAGCCATTGACGATACAGTAAACGAAGGCTATCCAGCTATTGACGAAGCACTTATTATTAAACTTAAAGAGCTATTTCCAGATCGCTGCCCTACGATTGATATGACGGATCGTGAGATTTGGTTATATTCTGGTCAGGTAAAGCTGGTAAAAATTCTTGAATCAGTTTATATTGAACAAAACAACCTACAAAATTAGAGCTATGTGTAGAGGTGGCGGTGGTGGTAACGACAAGGCGGAAGCCGAAAGGAGACACCAAGAGCAAATGGATCTGCAAAGGGAGCAAATGCGTATCCAACAGGAACAGTTTGAACAAAACTTAGCCTTACAACGTGAAAGGTTTGAGCAACAGCAAGCAGCTGCTATAGCTGATCCTCCTGCTCCTCCAGAAGAGATAGCAGAAACTGCTGCAAGTGCAACAGAAGTAGCTCCTGCTCCGTTAGCTGATCCTTCTGCTCAAGGTGCTAACGCACAAACAGCAGCTGGTGCAGCATCTATGCAAATAGGTACGACTTCTGCTAGACCTTTAACCAAATCGGGATCAGGAAGAAGACAGTACAGAACTGATTTAATTCCTAGTGCTGGTGGTTCTGGTGGGTTATCTATTCCTAACGTGTAAATGAAAATTAAACTTACTAATAATGTTGATGCACAGTCAGCGTTGTACGGCACGCCTAATGGTACGGCTTCGCAACGCTACGAGCAGCTGCGAATAGATAGAGATTCACAGTTAATGCGTGCAAGAGATTGTAGTAAAGTTACTATTCCTGGACTAATTGAGGATGAGAACTATGGAGATGCTGGTAGGTTGCCAACTCCATACCAATCACTAGGTGCAAGAGGTGTTGGTCACATGACCAGTAAGCTCGCTGGTACTCTTTTCCCTACTAACGAAAATTTTTTTAAATTAGAAATAGATAGCTTGGCTTTGATGGCAGATCAACAAGATCCGCAAATGATTACTGAGTTTGATACTGCATTAGTCAAGGTAGAACAGGCAGTAATGAGATTGTTAGAGACTATGGGTGGGCGTGCTGCAATGCACGAAGCAATAAAGCATTTACTTGTAGGTGGTAATGTTCTGTTGTATGTAAGTGACGAAGGAATAAAGGTTATACATTTAGATTCTTATGTACTTTGCCGTGACCCTATGGGTAACGTGACAGAGATAGTGGTAGAAGAAGAAATATTTAAAGATGCACTTCCAGATGAATACCTAGAGGAAGATGAAGAAGACGAAGAAGAGATGGAGAAACGCATGGTTAAGATATATACCTGTGTTAAATACATGGATGATTACTGCTATTGGTATCAAGAGATAAAAGGTAAAGAGATACCAGGCACTCATGGTAAATGCAAAGCAGATGTATCTCCCTGGATCGCATTAAGGCAAGATCGAGTGGATTCAGAAATGTACGGAAGGTCGTATGTCGAGCAGTACTATGGCGACTTACTTGCACTAGAGAATTTATACAAAGCTATACTGGAAGCGAGCGCAAGTCTTAGTAAAGTTTTATTTTTATGTAACCCAAATGGCACAACAAGGCCACGCACACTTAGCCAGGCATCGAATGGATCTATCGTACAAGGCAATGCAGCAGATGTCACAGTACTCCAGGCTGCTGGTAAATCACAAGATTTACAGATAGCAAATCAAACTATAGAACGAATAGAAAATAGACTTGCCCTTGCGTTTATGCTTAACACAGCGATACAAAGACCAGGGGAAAGAGTTACAGCAGAAGAAATAAGATTTATGGCACAGGAATTAGACGCTGGTATCTCAGGATTGTATTCCATACTTAGCCAAGAACTACAGTTACCACTTGTAAGAAGGCTGACTCACATACTACGCAAGAAGCGTAAGTTACCTGACTTTCCTAACAGCGAGATAACAGGAGAACCATTAATTAAAGAGAAGGCAGTTACAGGTATCGAAGCTATAGGGCGTGGCGATGACCGCAATAAACTTGTAGACTTTATTCAAACAGCCAACAATGCGCTTGGCCCAGAAGCAATGATGAAGTTTCTTAATGTCGAAGAAGCACTACGCAGACTTGCGGCTAGTGGTTCAATAGATACAACTAACTTAGTCAAGACTTCTGAGCAGCTACAGCAAGAAGCTATTGCCCAGGCACAAGCTTCACGTCAAGAGCAACAACAGTCGTTACTTGAGAAGGGAATACAATCCCCTGCTATGGCACAAGCAGTTAAAAACTTCCAGGGTACAACCCCTGATAGGGCTGCTGAAGCACTAACTGCAATTACAAATCAAGGAGGAATTGATGCCGACCAGTTCGCAGAAACCATCCAAGAAACAGGCTAAGAAACCTGTATCGGATGCACCTGTAGTACCAGGAGTTAAAGAGATAGTCATTAAAGGTTCTGATTTTGTAGAACCTGATACACCACAGCCGACTGTTACTCGTAATCCTGATAAAAACGAAATCATTATTAGTTAAAAATTATGCCAGAAGCTATTACCATCAAAGATGAACCTACCACAGCTGTAGATCCTGCATCAGTAGAGGAACAACAACTTACTCAAGATGATAATGTTGAGATCCAGGGTGAAGAAAAACTACTAGCTGGTAAATATAAGAGCCAAGAAGAACTAGAGAAGGCTTACATCGAACTGCAAAAGATGCAGAGTCAACCTTCAGAATCAGAAGAGCAAGTTACTGAAACACCACAGGGAACTGCTAAAGAAATTTATGGAGATTTAGTAGGCAGCAAGCTAGAAGAAGCTGGTGTTGACTACGGCAATATGAATGAGCGTTGGCAAAAGAACGGCAAGCTAGAGGATTCAGATTACGAATCACTACAAGGTGCTGGATTCAGTAGAGATATGGTTGAGTCATACCTTGATGGATTACAATACAGAGCCACAAAAGATAATGAGCTAAGTGTTCAGCAAGCTAATGATCTACAGAATGAATATGGAGGAGCAGAAAGATACAGAGAAATGGTAACTTGGGCAGGACAAAACTTTACTGAAAAAGAAAGAGCAGCTTACGACAAAGCTATGAAGTCAACTGATGTTGATTACGTTAAGCTTGCAGTCGATGGACTCCAGGCACGTTACATGGCAGCAACAGATCAAGAGCCAAGGCTAATTGGAGGCAGAGCATCTAGAGGTGGAAGTAATGATAAGTTTGAATCCAATGCACAGTTAGTAGAAGCTATGAATGATCCTCGTTATCAGAAAGATAGTGCGTACAGAAAGAAGGTTAGTGAAAAGTTAGGTCGATCTAACATACTTTAAACGCTATAGTTAGATCAACCTAGACCTTCTAACAGAAGCAAAGCCCTTTGCGAAGGACACCTATGCAGAAGTAATGGTCTGGATAATCATTAATTCTAGGTATTTAACCGATGGCTAACTTCACGTCATCAAGGCTCGGACTTGTTAACAATACAGGTACTGGCTATGATGCACTTTTTCTTAAAGTCTTTGCAGGAGAGGTACTTTCAAGTTTTAGAAAGGCAACTATCTTTGAAGATTTACATACTGTCAGAACTATAAGTTCTGGAAAATCAGCACAATTTCCAATTATTGGACTCTCTAGTACTGCTTATCATACGCCAGGCACACAACTTACTGGTAATGCTATTAAGCACGCTGAGGCTACAATAAATATTGACGACAAATTAGTGTCGAATACATTTATTGCAGACATTGACGAGGCCAAGAATCACTACGATGTGAGAAGCCAGTACTCAGTTCAGATGGGAAATGCTTTAGCATACCAGTTTGATCAGAACGTAGCTGCTTCAATAGCTCAAGCTGCAAGAACAAGTACTAACTTCAACACCGATCTTCCAGGTGGTACAAGAGTTAAGATCCTTAAATCAGGTACAGCTGACACAGCTGCTGCTGTCGCTGCCGTTACTGGCGCTGACTTAGCAACTGCTTTGTTCTCTGCTGCTGAACAGATGGATGTTAACAACCTTCCAGAAGAGGACAGATACTGTGCTTTAGATCCAGCAAACTATTACAAGCTTGCTAAAACTACTGATGTCATCAACAGAGATTGGGGTGGACAAGGAGCATACGCAGAAGGAGAAGTCCTTAAGGTTGCAGGAATCCACATTGTGAAATCTAACCATTTACCTAAGACAAACAGATCAGCGGTAACTGGAGAGAACAACACATACCACGCTAACTACACCGATAACATTGGTCTTGTATTTAACAAGCAAGCTGTTGGTACAGTTAAGTTGATGGATCTTAAGATGGAGCAAACAGGAGCAGATGTCCACGCTTTATACCAGGGAACATTCCTTGTTGGAAGCATGGTTCACGGAACAGGCGTACTTCGCCCAGACTGTTCAATCGAACTCTATGCAGCTAACTCATAAGCCGTTAATATAAGGGGGCATAACAACCCCCTTTATTCTTATGGCTCCTTATGGCAAAGGTACTTATGGTACTAAGGTAGGCAGACCTCCTAAAAAGAAAAAGAAAAAGAAAAAGTAATGGCAAAAAAGAAAGGACTTTACGCTAACATCCACGCAAAGCGTAAAAGAATTAAAGCTGGTTCTGGAGAGAAGATGCGTAAGCCTGGAGCAAAGGGCGCACCTACTGCTGCCAACTTTAAAAGATCAGCAAAGACCGCTAAGAAAAGGAAGAAAAAGTAATGGCACTTAATCGCACTAGCTTTTTGCAAGCAGTAAATAGAGTTCTGCAAATGCTTGGAGAAGCGCCTGTTAACAGTTTGCAAGGTCAATTTGGTTTAGCAAAACAGGCAGAAGACTCACTAAATAATGTAAGCAGAACATTGCAAACAGAAGGCTGGTCGTTTAATACAGACTTAGAAAAAACATTGGAACGGACATCGACTAACGAGATAGAGTTATCGAGTAATGTAAGTCGAGTTGTAGTTGATAACCTGGAGTACCCAGATATAGATGTAGTGCAACGAGGAGACAAGTTATACGACAGAAGAAATAATAGATATACATTTGAGTCTGATTTAATAGTTGATATGACAACTATCCTTGAGTGGGATTTACTCCCCGAACACGCACGGCAATATATAACTATTAAAGCAGGAAGGCAATTACAGGAAGCGATTATTGGTTCTTCGGATCTTACTAAATTAAACTTGACTCAGGAATTGGAGGCTCGAAGTGCTTTCCTGGAGGAAGAAACAACACAGACAGAACACAGTATGTTAAGAGGCCACTTAAACAGAACAAGCCCTATTAATACTTATCTACCTTCTCGTACACTTGAGCGTTAATCATGCCATTAATTAGCAGTTCTATTCCTAACCTTATTAACGGAGTAAGTCAGCAACCAGCAGCCTTACGCTTGGCATCACAGGCAGAGGAAGTAATTAACTGTATGCCTAGCCCTGTAGAGGGGTTAAAGAAAAGGCCACCAATGCAACACCTTAAAAAATTGTTTGCAGGATCAGCTGGTTCTGGTAGACCCTTTACTCATATTGTTGATAGAGATGGAACTATTAGATATTTAATTGTTATCCAGGATAATGCAATTAAAGTATTTGATTTAGATGGTAATGCACAAACAGTATCTACACCAAATGGTACAGCCTATTTAGATATAACAGGAGATCCTAGTTCTACGTTTAGAGTTGCTTCTATTGCTGACTTTACTTTCATAGTAAACAGAGAGAAGACAGTTCTTATGAATACCAGTAGTAATTCATATAACTGGGGTACAAAGTCTATGGTGTTTATAAAATCTGCTGACTTTTCTACTACATACAGAGTAAATTTAAATGGTACTGAAAAGAGTGTAACTACAGGTAACTCTTCTGGATCTGCGCCAGATACTGTAACTATTGCTAGCGACTTAGCAACAGCACTAAACACTATTTCTGGTTTTACTGTTACAAGTACTGACTACATAATTAGAATTACAAAGGATGACGGAGGAGACTATACCTTAGAAAGTAGTGACACTAAAACAGCTACCGCAACGTCAGCAATTAAAGGAACTGTTGGAGATATAACTGACTTGCCTACTATTGCAGAGCATAACTTTATAGTTAAGATACAAGGTTCTGCTACTACAGCTTTTGATGACTACTACGTTAAGTTTGAAGCAGTTGCTGGAAGTGGCTTTGGCTCTGGCGTATGGAGAGAAACAGTTGCACCTAATATTAATTACTTACTAGATGCCACAACGATGCCACACACTTTAGTTAGAAATGCTAACGGCACGTTTACCTTTGCACAATTTAATTACTCAGGTCGTGTAGCAGGAGATTACACAACTGCACCTAACCCTACATTTGTAGGAAGCAAGATAAAAAACATTAACTTATTTAGAAACAGACTTGTATTTCTAGCAGATGAAAACGTAATACTATCAGCAGCAGATGCTTTTGATAGGTTTTTTCCTGAGACAGTACAGACATCTTTGGACTCTGACCCTATTGATATTAGTTCTGGTGGTACGTCAGTTAACTTTTTAAACAGTAGCCTAGCGTTTGCTAATACATTATTACTGTTTAGCTTACATGGTCAATTTAGATTAGATACAGGAACTACAACTATAGGTACATCTCTTACTCCTAAGACTGCAACGATAACAGCTATAACTACATTTGATATTGTTGATACAGTAGACCCGATAGGTGTAGGTCGTACTGTTTATTTTGGAATACCTAAAGGAGACTTTAATGGTTTACGAGAATACTTTTTGCCTGACGCTAGTGGGCCAATACCTTTATCAGAAGAGGTAACATCCTCTGTACCAAGGTTTGTTCCTGACAATTTAGTTAGCTTGTCTCCTTCTGTATCAGAAGAAATAGTAATTATGATAAGCAAAGATCAACCTCGAAGGGTATATCTTTATAAATTCTTTTTTGACAATGACCAAAAGTTACAATCCTCTTGGTCTTATTGGGAAGTAGCTGCTAACAAAACAGTACTTAGTGGCAATGTTCTTGATAGTGATTTATATACAGTAGTCGAGTATGCAGATGGAGTATATCTAGAAAAAACACAGCTAAGACCAGAGACTGTAGACAGCGGTACTGACTTTGAAGTATTGCTTGACAGAAAAACTACTGAAGCATCTTGCTCTACATCTCTTATTAACTCAGGCGCATTAGGAGTTCAGACTGTTATTACATTGCCTTACCCTATGGCTAATACAGGAACAATGGCAGTAGTGGGCAGATACGATGCGAGTAATACTATTCGTCATGGTCAAGTTATTAAAGCTACTGCTGAAACATTGACAGGTGGAGCTAGTGGCAATGGAACTATGACAGTTCTTGGGGATTTAAGTAGCGCAAAGTTTTATGTAGGAGAAATATATAATATGACTTACGAATTTTCTACACCATACTTAAAAGAAACTCCTCCAGGTGGAGGATTAGCTGTAGTAGCTGGCCCAAGATTGCAGTTACGCACCTGGACTATAGTGTTTGATGATACGTCTAACTTCAGTATAAAAATTACACCAGCACAAAGAGATGAGTTAACTTATTTCTTTAATGGTTACAAGATAGGTAGTGGTCAGTTTCCTGTAGGTACACCTTCTTTGGCTACAGGTAAGTTTAGAGTTCCTGTGATGGCACAGAATATAGAAGCAAAAATTGTACTCTTTAGTGATTCTCCGCTACCCTGTAGGGTACAGTCAGCTGAATGGGAAGGATGGTATCAGACCAGAGCATCAAGACTATAAGGGCGTATCATCGACCTTCTATAATTAAAGATGTTTCTTACATAGGAACGCACATGAGAAAAGAAGATGCAGAAGAATGTTTTGCTTTCTCAGGTTCTTCTCCTGTTCAATCTTTATTTGAGTGCTTCTTTGCAAGTAAACCCTGTATGACTATGGTTAGTAGGTATGGAAATCTTATGGGAATGTGGGGAATAATAAAGCAACCTAACAATTCTGGACAGGTTTGGATGCTAGGTTGTAAAGATATGCTTGAAGATACTAGAGACAAACGTGAGTTTTTAAGGCAATCTAGGATAGAATTAAAAAAATTACACAAAGAGTTTCCTGTTTTATTTAATTACATTGATGCACGAAACACAGTACATCTTAGGTGGTTAAGGTTTATGGGGTTTACCATAATAAAAAAACATGAAAGATTTGGGTATGAAGGCTTACCTTTCTATGAATTTGTAAAGATTTAATTATGTGTAGTGCTGTTGCTATTGGTATTGTTAGTGGAATTATGAGCATAGGTCAAGCTATTGCTCAAAACGCTGCACAGAATAGGCAGATAGAAGTAGCAAATTTATCTGACGAGTTTCAATACGATTACAATAAACTCTCTGCTGCTAATCAAAGAAACTTTGAAGCTAATCAAGAAACACTTAGAAATCAAGAGATGGAAATGAACGAAGAGTTAGCGTTAATAGCAGAAGCAAATAAATTAAATCAAACTAATTTACAGTTAAGAGAGATACAACAAAAAACTGCCCAGGAGAAAAGACAAGCATCTTTAGAAGCTAAGAAACAACAAGGTACAATACTTGCAACAGGAAGGATAGGGGCTAACGTAGCTAATTTATTGGCAGATGTTAACAGACAGTTAGGACAATACGATTACTACAGCGATAAGAATTTAGCTTTTGCTACAGCTGGTAAGCAACAAGAAAAAGTAGGTTACATAACGGAAAGAGCCAGCAGAATAGCAAGCATATCTCCATATCTTAAGAAAACTATTCTTGATCCTATGAAACCTGTACCTCGACCTAAAGTAAGCGTAAGCCCATTTTCTATCGGTGCTGGCATTATGAGTGGTGTTAACGCTGGTGTTAATTACAAAATTGCTAACTCCTAATGGCAAAACTTTCTCTTGGTCAAAGCACAGGCGACACTAGCCGTAAGACATCTAAAAGGTTATTAGGTCAATATGGCGTTGACTCTACTATTACTACGCAATCTATAACTCCTCCTGGACTAAAGCCTTCTGCTTCTATTGTTGACACTTACCAGCAAGTAGAAAAGATGAACGTACCTAGCGTGCAGCTAGGAAGGTTTGCAGATATGAGCGTAGGGTTTGATAATTCAAAAGATTTACAAAATTTAGCTAACTCACTTGGACAATTTAATAGTCAACTGCAAACTACAGTTGGTACTTTAGCTAAAAGAAAGAAACAAATAGATACAGAAGCGAAAGATTTTAGTAAGAGTTTGGTACTGCAAAACTTTGGCAGTAAGAAATCTCCTGTAGAAATATTGCAAGATACCAGGCAAGATTTAAGTAATGTTATTGCAGATAAAACAACGTCTTTAGAAGAAAAGAAGGCAGCAGAAAAACAATTAGATTATATAGACGCTAGAAACAATATATTAATACCTCACTTACAGTCGCAGAACAGAATAATAACTATACAAACAAACGCTGCAAGCTTATCTGGCAAGGCAAAGGGTGCAATGGTAATAGCACCAGATGGAACAGAAGTGCCTTTAAGCTCTCTTCGACCAGATAGTGATTTATATATGCAATGGAGAAAAGAATCTGTTTATGGAGATAGCAATGGGAACATAATACCTTTGACAGATAAAGAAGGGAAAGAAGTATCGGCTACTGTCGTATCTGCCTACGCAAATGATATTAATAGGCAAGAAAAAGCAGTTATACAATACAACAAAGATAAGTATGAAGATGAATCTTTAGTACACGTTGATGCTTTGGCAGGGATGCACATAACAGGGAACAGCCCAGACGATGTAATTACAAAATTAAATAATATATTAGATGACTCTAGATTTATGCAGCTGTATAGAACTAAAGAAGATAGAGATGAATTTATTAAAAAGATATTAGTCCAATGGAATCAAAAGCTTTTACTACATGGATTGCAAAACAATAAATTCCTAGAGGCAGAAGAAGCTTTTGCTCCTTGGGAGCAGCTAATGACAGGTAAGAAAGAAGACAGGATAATAACTGACAAGAAAACTGGAGATGAAACTATAAATGAAAATTTAAAATGGTATAAGACGCAAGCTCCTGGATGGTTAATTAACACACAAACTGCATACACAAAAGCTTTAAAAGAATACAAAAGCCTTAATAAGACTACTCAGGAACAAAAAGGTAATCAAGCTATTACAGATGGTTTTACAAAAGACATACTTCCTTTGTATAAAGATATAGATAAGATGGCAGGAGAATCAGAAGATGGTTTTGCAGATCCAAAAGTAGGTCTTGAATTAAGAAAAGCTAATGAAAAGTATCAAGAGTTAAAAGAAACAATTACTGCAAACGTACCATTAGAACATCAAGCTAAAGTTCTAGAGTATGCAAACAAACTACAAAAAACTAACGATTCCTTATTTTTTGGCGCAGAAAGAACACAACTAAAAAATGACTTAAGAAAAGAGTTTAGGCAGATATTTCAAAATCCAAGATTAGCAATTAAGTTTAGAGAAAAAGTTACACGATTAACTAATGAAGGAGCTATATCAGAAGACTTTGGTATGAATTTTATAAACAGAAGTAACAACCTTGTAGAAGGTGTAGCTGAACCTTCACAGAATTTTGCTAATGAATTAATTAGTAATGAGATGGAAAGATGGACAGGGAAAGATGGTTTCTTTTTCTCTTCTGCTTCTGGCTCAAGTGAATTTACTCTTGATGAAATGGGTGCAGCTAACAAAGCGGAAAATATGATGATTGATATGTCTAGCGATATAATTCAAAAAGGATTAAAGGATGGTAAATCAGATAATGAGATACAGGCAGAGCTAACAGAACTATTCCAAAATAATAATTTTGGCTTAGTACTTCCAGAAAATACAGATGCAAGTGTAGGAATAACTTTTAAATCAGTTAATGATTTTAAGAACCAATATTTTGGCAGAAATTATAAGAGTGGCATAGATAGTCAAGAAGCAAAACGACTCAAGGAAATGTATAAAAGCAATCAGCCAATGTTTGCAGAAGATGTATTTATAGAATTATTAGATGAATGGAATACCAGCGGTAAAGTTGATAGAGATGTTCAAAAGTTAATTAGAAGTTTAGGTAAGATTAATAACGGAGTAGATCCAGAAACCTTTTTTATAAATCAACTAGGCAAACATAATATGACAGATAAAGTGCCAATAAATAATATTAAAAAATTTAATCGTGAATATGCACTACAAGAGATTGTTCCCAGGCAGCCATCATTTATAGAAAGATTTGCTGCTGTACCTGTTAACTTATTATTTGGTGGTGCAGCTAATGCAGGAGAGTTAAGAAATACAGATCCATATAATTATCAGCCTCCAGAGGGAACACAGACAGTTGCAGACATATTAAAGATAAGTTTAACCTCTGACTTTACGAGTGATGAAGCTGTAATTATGGCAGCCATAGGAATGGCAGAATCTAGTGGTAGACCACTTGCACATAACACAGAAGGGGATGATAACAGTTACGGAATATTCCAAATAAATATGTTAGATAGACCTGGATTTATGATGGGAGAAGAGCGTAGAGGTCAATTTGGGTTAAACTCAAATGAACAACTGTTTGATCCATTAATCAATGCTAAAGCTGCTAAGTATATTTATGATATGCAAGGCTTTGAAGCATGGACAGTTTACAGAACAGGTGCTTACTTAAAGTATCTACCAGCAGCGCAAGAAGCTCTAAAATCACTTTCTAATTAATCATGCCAATAGAAATTTATAAAGACGAAGAAGGCAACGAAAAGAAGCGTTACGTTCTACCTCAAGGGGTAGCTGTTGAAGAAGAGTCACAAGTACAAGATCAAGAAACAAGTAATAATGACGATGATTTTGGAGATGCTATAGGAAGAACTCTTGCACAAGGTGGTCGTGATTTAATACAAAACATATACGATGCAGGATATGACACTTTAGCTGACTTAGGTTTTCAAGATAACGCAGGAAAAACAGATAGATTTACAGGAGAAGAAGCACCTCCAGGGTTGCAATTTGGTTTAAGAAATCCATTCCAGGGAGAAGACGAGGCAGGAAATGATTACAGAGGGCTAATGCGTCTTAACCCTTTAATGAAATACAGAGAAGAAGGAGACAACAGAGGATTACTAGGTTTAACTCCTACATCTTTTGACAAGCCTGACGCACCTTTACCTTTGTATGGAAAGCCGTTACCAGAGTTTGCAGAGAACGGAGCAGAAAGATTTGTTGGGCAAATGATTTCTTCCATATCGCAGTTTATGATTATTGCGAAAGGATTAAAAGCTAGAGGAATAAAAGTACCTCAAGTACCTATTGGGGGAGCAAAAGCAAAAGCATTATTAAAGACTCCTGGAGCAAAAGGAATAGTACAAAGAACAGGAGGTAGGTTTATTAGAGGAGCGCAAGAAGGATGGTTGCCTGGTGCAATAAATGATGTTGCGCTAGAAGATCCTTGGGATGGTAACGCTGCAACTATGTTTAGCGCAATGCTTCCAGATGGAGAAATTAAAGAATTAGTAAATGCTTTTCAAGTAGACGAAGACGATAGCCGAGCAGAGGCTATGTTAAAGAATGGAATTATAGGTACATTCTTAGCTGGCCCATTATTAGGAGGTGCTGTAGAGCAGATTGGTGGTGCAAAAAGAGAAGGCGTAATATTAGTAAATGCTTTTGCAGATTATTTAACTAAAGGAGCAAAGGTAGCTAAAAAATTAGATATAGAAAGAGGTGTAAAAAATCCATTCAAACCAGCTACAGATAAACAAGTAGAAGAGATAGGAATAGTAAAACTTACAGGTAGAGAAAAGAAATCAGCAGCAGATCAAGCTGTAGAGATAATTGAGAAGCAAGACAAGATACAAAAATCAAAAGATTTTCAAGGAACAACAGGAACACAACTAAGAACAGATGGAATATCAGAAGAACAGCTAGGTACTGGAGAAGCGTTGCGACAATACGAAGCAGCAGAGAAAAACTTAAAGACTGTTATATCGAGAACAAAGCACATAGCAGAATTACAAGGAGGTATTGACACAACTAAAAATGTAGATATACAGCCTCCTACTAGCGAAAGTATGGCGACTATAGATACCAATAGTATTCTTGTAGATCCAAAAAGATTTCAATTTAAAGATTTGGGTAGGTTAAATAAAGTTGGTACAAGTGGATCTTTAAGAAATATTGCTACATATAACAGCGATTTAGCTGGTGTAATAAGTGTGTGGAAAGACCCTGTAGACGGACAGACTTATGTGGTTAATGGTCACAACAGATTAGCAGCTGCAAAGATAAATAACTTTCCAACAATGAATGTTAGATACCTAGAAGCTCCAGATGCAGAAACAGCAAAGGTAAAAGGTGCTATGCAAAACATTGCAGAAGGCAATGGTACAGGTGTTGACGCAGCAAAAATAATGAGAAGCACAAAGATGGGTGCAGCAGAAATGATGAAGCAAGGTATAAGCCCAAGTGGTGCTGTAATGAAAAAAGCAATACCTTTGTCTAAACTTCCAGGGTCTTTATTTGACCAGGTAGCTGCTGGAAAAATGACAGAAGATATGGGAGCAGCTATAGGAAGTAGCAATGCACCAGATCAAGTAATGTTTGACTTAGCTAAAGCTGCTAATAAGAAAGGTTGGAGTGCTAATAAAACAGCAGAAGCTGCAAGTATTGCTCAATTTGCAAAGGTTAGCGAAGGTGTAGACCCTAACGCATTGCCTTTACCTGGCTTCGATAAGCTTATAACTTCTAATTTTGAAAATATATTAAACGTCAGAATAGCTATAAGGTCGCAATTAAGGTCAGAAATTAACGCATTAGGTGTAGCTGCTAACGCAAAGAAAGCAGGAACCTTAGAAAGTGTTGGTAATGTAATTGATGTTGACGCAAGTAAAGCTGCAAGAGATGAATCTATGCAGGGAGAATTAATATTTAACAGGCTTGCAAATTTAAGTGGGCCATTAAATGATGTTATCAATGAGTTAGCAAAGAAAGTAAAAGGAAACACTAGGGCAGCTACTGTCGTACAAGGCAATATTAAAAAGATTAAAAACGCTATAACTCAGGAAAATATAAAACCTCCAACACCTGTAAAGCAAACTCCTATAGCTCCAGAAAACGTAGTTAAAAACAATCCTACAGAAATTAACAAAAAACCTGATTTAAAAAATGTTCAAGTTACTGTAGAGCCAACAAAAGTAGGAACTACAAACACAACTGTAGAGCCAACACTTCCTAAAGATTTAAAAAGAAAAGATATTAACTATAGAGGTATGCGTGTATCTTTTGCTACTGACATTGATTACGCTGCATACGTTGTAACTAAAAAAACAGGTGGAGTAATTCGTGTAGAAACTCAAGGAGGTAGTAAAAGAAATGCTGATTATTTAAACTTTTTAATGAATGATGTCGGTTTTACAGAGCAAGATATTATTAGAATAAAAAGCAGAATATTAGAAAATCTTTCCAATAACTACGCATCTGGATCAACATGGCGTTTTACAGGTAAAGGTAATTATTATTTCTTAGGATTAAAGCCTGGTCAACTTAATTTAGATCCTCTTAATGGAATAAATCCAATACACAAAAGATCTTACGGAACTTTAGGTAACGATTACTCAGGAGCTACTTTATTAAATTACAGAGAAAAGTTTGAGTTAGTAGAAGAGATAGAAAGAATGGCTGGAAAAGGTGTAAATATACAGTTTGTGAGAGAGTTGGAAGGCACGCTTACAACTAAACAAGCAGCAGATTATGGACTAACAGAAGGAGATAGTTATAGCGCAGCTGGAGAATTTATTTCTGGTAAGAATCCAGCAGATGATTTGATAATGATTTCTATGTTTAGTAAGGGTGGTTATAGAGGATTTAGCAGTTTACTAAGAACTGCTTTTCACGAATCATTCCACAGGATACAAAAAAGATTACTTAGCAAAGCAGATAAAGAAGCTCTTATTGCAGGAGAGAAAGAAATAAGAGAGTTAGCTGCTAAAACTATGCCAGAGTTTAGAGAAAGCATCCTTGATGGCACATTAGGTAGACAAGAAATAGAAGCTATAGCGTTTAGTGATTGGTATATGCGTAATACAGATTATCCAAAAGCAACCTGGTCAGAGCCTTTTAGAAAAATTGCACAGATTATTGAACGTACTGGCAACTTCTTAAAAGGTAGAGGTTATCAAACCTGGGATGACGTATTTGAAAGATCAATGCGTGGAGAAACAGCAGAGCAAGCTTTAGGAGACAGTATATCTGCACCAGCTACACAATTAGCTATAGATCCTCCAGACCCAGACTCATTTACAAAAGCATTTGACGACAACTTAGAGGCAATAAACAACGGAGATATGTCTATCGAGGATGCACTAGCTAACGATGCAAGAAGATTAATTAGTCGTAGTGGTAAAACACAATATGTAGAATCTCCTACTGAAGCAACGCTTGCAGCAAATAAAACTATTAATGATGTACTTTACCAGCATCTTTTTGATAGAGCAGAAGCTACAGGCATACCTACTCTTAGCCAGGCTGTTGTTTTTAGAGGTGCTATAAACTTTTTAAAAGAACACGGAGGAGATGCAGAGACATTAATACCATTAGTAGAACGTGCATTAAAAGGTGATCTTAAATCACAAGAAGATTTAATAGCTATAAGAGCATTGCAAATACAAAGAGATAGAGTTCTTAAGAAGTTAGGAGTACAAGCCCAGGCTTACATGAGTGCAGCTGGAACAGAAAAGGCGACTGAATTACAAGGATTAAAAGCAATGTTAGGAGATCAAATAAAACTAGATATTGCTTATATGAGTCCATTAAGAAAGTCAGCCCAGGTTTTAAATCTTGGTAAAACTATGTTTAGAGATGACATAGACTTAGCTGATTTACCTAGTGAAGTAACACTTAGAAAAGGTACATCTAAAGAAAGCGGAGAAAAAGCACTTGCAGATGGTTTTGACACAACGCAAGAAACAGGATCTATGGGTCAAGCTGTTTACTTTACTACTGATGAAGGCAGCATTAAATTACAAGATGGGTTTGACAATGCAGAGGTATATGGCGATTTGATAAACGACATAAAAATATTAGATTTATCTGCAATGAATAAAAGGGTAACTGACCTTATAACTGATTTAGGTTTAGGACAACCTAAGAAAACAAAAAATGGATTGGAACTGACACCAGAACAAATAGAAGGTGTAAAAGCATTTTTAGCAGAAAGAGGTTATGCAGGAATAAGATATGAACCTAGAGATACTGGTCGCCCTAATGCGCCAGCAGATGAAATAGCTATCTTTGATAACAATTCTGCAAACAGAATAGTAGGTTCTGATGCAAGCGTACCTCCAACAGCTACTCCTGATGCGCCTAAGAGAACATTATTAGAGCAAGCTATCAGTAAATCTAATGATGTATTAAATGAAAAGCTAGATCCAGACTTATTAGAAGCTATTGATAACGGAAAATTAACCCCAGAAGCAGAACAAGCTGGCGATGTAATGGTTGCTATTACAAATTATGCACAACAAAACAAAGGTTTTAATAAGCATTTTACTGATCTTATAGAACAGACACCAGACAAGTCACTTACAAGTAAAAGACTTCTTAACTACTATCGAGGCGCAATTTTATTATCAGGCGAAACTACCTGGAAAATGATGATAGGTGGTTTATACAGAGCAGCTACATTGCCTGTAATACAAAGCATGGGAGGCTTTACTCAAGGTTTTGCCCAATCACTCAAAGGAAATAAAGGAGCAGCATATAAGAGCTACAGAAGGGCAAGGTTAAGCGCAATGCTTTATGGAAAATACTATCAAAATCTAGGTAATGCTTTACGCCTAATGAAAGCAACTATTTTAGAAAACGAAACATTTGGAAATTTAGGCGTGGATCAAATGCAACTAAGAGGAGAAAGCAAATATAACCCTGTAGAACAAATGAATTTAGGTAGTTCTAATTTAGAAATAAACAAAAAGAATGATATATGGTACACAGATCCAAATAATAAAAACTGGATTGCTAATACACTTGTAAGAGTTGCATCTGTTGTTCCTAAAACTACAGGTAGATTAGCTGGATCTGTTGATACTCTTATGAGTTCATTGGTTGGGCCAAGTCAAGAATGGGTTAGATATGTAGACCAGGAGTTATATAAAGCAGAGACAGTATTAGGTATGCGCCCTGGATCTAACGAAGCTTGGGAGTACGCAAGCAATAAAGCAACTGAACTAGTAAAAGCTGAAATGGTTGACGTTACTTTATCTAGTGGAAAAACAATACAAAACGCAGCACTTACAGGTCAAAATGGAAAATACGTTATGGATTGGGTTAACTTTACTGACTCTTTAGATGTTGTTCCAGCACCTCGTACTTACGAATATGGAGTTAGAGAGGCAAGAGAAAGTGGTATAACTGATCCTACTGAAGTCCATAACCACGCAAAATCGTATGTTGATAACGACTCTAATATTTTTAAAGAAAATAAAGTCGCAGGAGCAGCACAATTTTTAGGTGGCATACCTAAAGCTATGGGTAATCTTGTAGAAAATAACCCTGCCTTTGGTCTTATTTATCCTTTACCTAGAGGGCCAGTAAACATTGTAAAAGCAAGTGCAAGGTCGTTGGGTGTTACTGCACCATTAGTAGATACATTTTGGAGAGATTTAACATCAGAAGATGTATTTGCTAGAGATAGAGCTATAGGAGAAATATCGTTTGGTATTACTACTCTTATGTCAGGAATTGCTTTATACAACACAGGTTTAGTAGAGTTTACTGGGTTTAGGTCGCCTAATTACAGACGTAGAGAGATAGGTGCTGAAGGTACAGAAAGAGGTAGAGAGCCAATGAGTATTAGATTTAAAAATCCATTTTCTGATGGAGAAGAATGGTCAGACTATTATTCACTGCAAACATTAGATACATTGTCTAATATTTTTGGATCAATAGGTGAGTATGTAGAGTTTGGTAATAGCGTTACAGAAGAACAGAAAGAAGAAGCTTTATCAACACAAGTATTAGCTATAGCTCATGTAGCAAGATCGCTAGGTGCTGGTCAGTTTACAAAATCTATACTATCTAGTATTACAGAGTTGTTTGACGTTGTAGCTGGCTTCGACCAAGACTCTCAAAGAAAATCTAAAAAAGGTACAACTGATTCATTTAGTAGGTACATAGAAAGAAGATTGTCAGGATTTATGCCAGCATTTGTTAGAAAAATGAACACAGGAGGTATGAGAAGAGACATTGTTGCAAGTGAACTACCGTATCCATTTAGTATTGTTGAGAACACTTTTTCAAGATATGTACAACAAGTACCTGGATTTAACGAAGCAATACCTCCTGTACTTCATAATTTTTCTGGAGAGCCAATAAACGAAAGACATTATGCTGGTACAAACGCAATACCAGAAGATATGCCTTGGATGAAGTATTTATATAACTTACTAACTCCTGCTTCTGCTTTTCCTAGTCGCACTAAATCAGCACATCCTGTAGATGTAGAGCTAAGTAAGCTTTATGGTAAAGGTGCTAACTATTTACCCTGGCATAACAACATATTTAATATTCCAGGAGAAGTTTTAAATAAAGATGAATTAAATAGATTAATAGTTATAGGTACACAAGAAATTAAAAACTCAGCAGGAAATACTTTATGGGAAGAGCTAACAGATTTAGTGACAATAGATTCAACTTATGCTGGTTTACCTTATGATGTAAGTAGTGAAATCGAGTCTGGAAGAATGACTATGATTAAAGAAAAAGTTAAATATTTTAGAGAAACTGCAATGAAACAATACTTAGAAGAAAGACCTGATATTAAAAAGTTATTAGACGAAAGAGATCAAAAGATTGTAGACAAGAACTTTATGAGGGATAATCTAAATAAGATACGAGAAAAACAAAATCGTATTGAATCTAAGCAATTCCTAGACCAACTTAACTAATGGCTTACGCACAACGCATTATAACTAGCAACTCTGCTGGAGATCAGGAATTTACTTTTACCTTTCCTTACATAAAAGAAGAACACATAAAAGTATTTGTTAACTTTGTAGAAAAGAATCAAGGTACTGGAAGTAGTGAGTTTCAAGTAATAACCAATACTACTCCTAAGAAAATATCTTTAAATACAGGATTAGCTAGTGCAAATACTAGGGTAGAAATAAGAAGAGTATCGTCAATCAATACTGTATTAGTCGACTTTGAAGATGGCTCTACTCTTACAGCAGCAGACTTAGATACAAACAGTAAGCAAAGTTTGTTTATAGCCCAGGAGTTAGATGACGCACAGAAGCAAGGACTATCTATAGATTTAACAACTGGTGTACCAACACTAAACAATCAAAGATTATCTGGGGTTGTTGATCCAATTAATGCACAAGATGCGGTAACAAAAAATTATTTAGAAAGAACTGGAAGTATTACTTCGACACAAATTCTTGATGGAACTATTGTTAATGCCGATATAAATGCAAGTGCAGATATATCTGTAAGTAAATTAGATCACGGTACAGCTAGACAGATACTACAAACTAATGCTGCTGGTAACGGAGTTGAATTTACAAGTAATGTTGATATTCCAGGAACTTTAGATGTAACTGGAAATGTAGATGTAGACGCTAATTTAAATGTAGATGGTACAACAACTCTTGACGCTACAACTGTTGACGGAACTCTTACTGCAACTGGCGTTACTGTTGGTGGATTAAATATATCTTACGCAGATGTAGTTGGTGCTGCTGGCGGCTCTAAACTTACTCATAGTGGAACAGATGATTTAAGGCTACAAATTGCTGGTAATCAAATAATTTTTGAGAAAACATCTGGTGAAAACTTTATGTCAATGACGCACTCAGATGGGAGTGTAAAAATTTCACATGCAGGCAGTGGTATTAAAATAAGGACTGCTACAGGTGGAGTAGAGGTAACAGGTAATGTTGATCTAGATGGTATTACAGGTACAGGTGTTGTAACTTCTGGTACTTCTACCAGTGATACGCAAGTTTATTCCTCTAAACGTGCTGGTGAGATATTTTATCAAAAAGATACTTTAGGAGAAATTCAATCAGGTGAAACTTGGAGTAGTGACGATTTAAAAGTTGCAACTACAGCAGCTATAGATGCAAGGATAATAGACCTTGTAGATGATGTCGGTGGTTTTGTACCGATAGCAAACGAAACAAGTTTTCCTAATGCTAACCCTGATGTAAACAATGGTACTGGTACTCTTGTCAGCGTACCTTTAGCTAACAACCTTACTTCTAATGGTAGTGGTGTTATTTCTATATCAAATGGTACTGTAGGCAACTCTACAGTTACTATTAATGGTGCTACAGCCAGTACAACTTTTACTCAAGGTTTTGGAATAATAGTTGAGACAACATCAACTCTTAATACTTATACATTCCATAGATATGTACCAAAAGCAACTGAAGTAACTACTGTTGCTGGCAGTATATCTAATGTCAATACAGTTGCTGGTGCGATTTCTAATGTAAATGCAGTTGGTACAAACATATCTAATGTTAACTCTGTAGCTGGTAATGCAACCAATATTAATAGTGCAGTATCAAACGCAAGCAATATTAACTCTGCTGTAAGTAACGCAAGCAATATAAATACCGTAGCTGGTATAAGTGGCAATGTAACTACAGTTGCAGGTATATCTTCTAACGTCACTACAGTTGCTAATGATGCCACAGATATAGGTAATGTCTCAAACAGCATTACAAACGTAAACACTACAGCAGGTTCAATAAGTAATGTAAATACAGTCGCAGGGTCTATTGCTAACGTAAACACCGTTGCAGGTAATAACAGTAATGTTTCAACTGTTGCAGGTATAAGTGGAAACGTCACAACTGTAGCTGGTATTAGCAGTAACGTAACAACAGTCGCTAATGATGGT